CAACAGCGGTGATCGCAACAGCGGTAATCGCAACAGCGGTAATCGCAACAGCGGACTTTGGAACAGCGGTAATTGCAACAGCGGTGATCGCAACAGCGGTGATCGCAACAGCGGTAATCGCAACAGCGGACTTTGCAACAGCGGTGATTGGAACAGCGGTAATCGCAACAGCGGTAATCGCAACAGCGGTAATCGCAACAGCGGACTTTGCAACAGCGGTAATCGCAACAGCGGACTTTGGAACAGCGGTGATTGGAACAGCGGTGATTGGAACAGCGGTAATCGCAACAGCGGTGATTGGAACAGCGGTAATCGCAACAGCGGTGATTGGAACAAAGCTTCCAATGTCGCAGGGTGTTTTAATACGGATCAGCATCAGTTAATGTTCTTTGACAAACCAACTGATATGACTTTTGACCAATGGAGAAATTCTGATGCCTATTACTATTTGAATCAGATTGATTTCAGACCAACAGAATGGATTTGTGATTGTGATATGACAGATGAAGAAAAGGCTGCACATCCTCATTATGAAACAACAGGCGGTTACCTGAAGCAACGTGATAATAAAGATTGTTGCACCGAATGGTGGAATGAACTCAATGAACGTAGAAGAGATACTATCAAGAACATTCCAAATTTTGAAGCTGAAAAGTTCTTTAAACTTACTGGAATCAGAGTATAGAAGAAGGTGAAATTGTGGATGAATTACAACTTCAAAGTGATTATTCATCAGTAATTGTTAGTTATTCAAACGGTGTTGACAGCATGGGTGCATTATATTGGGCAGTTAAGAACTTTGACAAAAGCAAAATATTTCTTCTGTATTGTGACACTGGGATGGAATATGACATAAACATTGGCTTGTTTTATAAAACAGCAGCATTCATGGGTATAAAGCCAGTATTGATTGAACACCCAAAGGGATTTCTTGGATTGTTGCTTGAAGAAAGGTTGATGTTTCCTGATATGAAGAATCGGTGGTGCACTAGCTATTTGAAAACTGGTGTCACAGATAAATGGATCAGGGCAAACAGAAACATCCTGGGTGAAAAGTGCTTATTTATTACTGGTGAACGCAGGGATGAATCACCAAGACGGTCAAGGCTTCCTGAAATTGAGTTTCATAGAACCACATTGAAAACTGAAAGAGTTGGGAAATTTGAATGTCACTGGTTCAGACCATGCCTAGACTTTGAAAAGGGTCAAATGTTTGAACAGGCAAAGGAAATTAAACTTGAAGCACACCCTTGTTATGAATACGTTGACAGATGCAGTTGCATGTTTTGTGTCTTTATGAAGGACAAGCATACCATTGAAAACATGAAAAGGCATCCTGAAATGGCAAAGAAATATGTTCAAGCTGAACTTAAAATTCAGCATACCTGGAAGGCAAAGAAAAGTCTTTCTGAATTATGGGACACAGTTTGTGAAGAAGTTGAAGCAGGTATCATTGTATGATGAAAAATTTTGAACTTTACCCACACCAACAAACAGCCTTGGATGAAACCAAAGAAATGAATAGGGTTGCTTATTACTTGGACATGGGACTTGGGAAGACTTTTGTTGGATCTGAAAAGTTGATTTCATTTGGTACTAAATACAACATCATGATCTGTCAGAAGACCAAGATCATTGATTGGATTGAACATTTTGAAAGCTTTTATCCAGGATTGAAGATCATTGATTTTACCCAAAAGGGTGCAAAGATTGAACCTGGACTGATCATTATAAATTATGATCTTGCTTTCAGAAGACCTGAATTGTTGAAAGTAGAAAACTTCACATTGATGTTGGATGAATCATCAATTATTCAGAACGAAACAACCAAGCGGTCAAAGTTTGTGCTGAAGCTGAATTCAACCAATGTGATCCTGCTTTCAGGGACACCAACATCAGGGAAATATGAAAACCTTTGGTCACAACTTCATTTGTTGGGATGGAAGATTTCAAAAGATCTTTACTGGAAGCAATACATAGAAGTTGAATGGCTTGAAAATGATGAAGGGTTTCCAATCAGAAGGGTTGCGGGGTACAAGAATGTTGATAGATTGAAAGCTAAATTGAGACAACATGGGGCAATCTTCATGAAGTCAGAAGAAGTCTTTGATCTTCCTGAAATGATTACAATTAGGATTCCAGTGAAGTCAACCAAAGAATACAGAAAATTTGTTAGATCTTCAATTGTTGAAATTGGTGGTATTGAACTAATCGGTGACACCACATTGACCAAAAGACTATATTGCAGAATGCTTTGCGGGCATTACAACCAAGACAAGCTTGATGCAGTGAAAGATCTGATTGATTCAACAGAAGAAAGATTGATTATGTTCTACAACTTCAATGATGAACTGGAAGCGATCATGAACCTAGTAGGTGAAAGACCAGTTTCAATCATCAACGGATCAATAAAAGACTTGTCTGCATATGAGGATCATGACGATTCAATCACCCTGGTTCAATACCAGGCGGGTGCAATGGGACTGAATCTTCAGAAAGCAAACAGGGTTATATATTTCACCCTTACTGAACGAAGTGAGTTGTTTGAACAGAGCAAGAAGCGAATTCACAGGATAGGACAAACCAAACGGTGTTTTTATTACTTCCCAATGGTTTTGGATAGTGTTGAAGAGGATATTTTTTCAAACTTAGAAATGAGAAGGGACTACAATGACGAATTATTCAAGGTTTTTGAAAAAAGTTAAAAATGCACTCTTTTGGATGTTTTGCGGGTTCTGTTTTGGAATTACTCCTTACATATTCCACATTGCTGACTTAGAACGTGGATACAACGCAACAGGCGGTGAAATATTCATTCCATTAATACCAGTTTTAATTATTTTACTTAGCTACTCAAATAAAAATCAGAGAGAAGAAAGGAAACAACCAAATGTATAAATGTGTTTCAGCGTGCCCAAAGGATATTGGAACAACGTGCTGTGTTGATTGTCAGCACAAAGAAACTTGTGATGAAGTATGTAGCATGTCACCACGTAAAGATGATCCTGAATATTGCAAGGATTCCATCTTGGTTGAAGATGATCAGGCGGGAACTGACTTAGTTGCATTCAAGGAACAATCAGCTGCAATCTTCAAAGCAATTGCTTCTATCGTTACAGCAAAGAAAGATCTTGAAGAACAAGAAAAGAAATTGAAAGAGCAGATCAAATCTGCAATGGAAATTCACAACGTAAAATCATTCACCAATGATGCGATCAAATTGACCTATATTGCATCAACCACAACCACCACGGTAGATTCCAAGAAGCTGAAGGACAAGCACCCTGCAATATATGAGGAATGCACCAAGACCAGTCCCAAATCAGCGTATGTGAAGATTGAAGTGAAGTAATGGCAGGTGAAAAGCAATTTGAACTGAAGGTCAGAAGCTTCCTTGAATCAGTTGGGGTATATGAAGCAGGAACACCAAAACAGGAAATGAAAACTACCATTTATGGTTGGTACTTTAAACACTGGGGTGGTGGTTATTCCAAAAGTGGGATTCCTGATCTGATCTGCAATGTGAATGGATTCTTCATTTCAGCAGAACTGAAAGCTTCAAATGGAAGATCATCAGATCTTCAAAAGCGGAACACTTCAATGATCAACAGGGGGAAAGGTATTGGAATCATCCTTTATCCTGAAGGATTTGAAGAATTTAAAAAATTAGTTATGGGGGTGATCAAATGCAATTTTCACATTCAAGGATTGGAAGCTTTGAAAGCTGCAAATTCAAGTACAAAATGCATTATCTTGATGGAATAAAAACAATTCCACCAACTAATGCGGATAATGCTTTGATACTTGGAACAGCGCTCCACACAGGCATTGAAACGAATGCTGAAAATGCAATCAAAGAATACTGCAATGCGTTTCCAATAATTGATGATCTTCACATCAATGAGATCGTCAAACTGGAATATTTGATTCCAAGGGTGAAGGAACTTCTTCCAAAAGGTCAACATGAAGTGCAAGTTGTGAATTCAGACTTCATTGCATTCCTGGATCTACTCACACCAAATGATGATGGAACATTTGATCTTTATGATTTCAAGTATTCCAACAACATTGACAATTATATGAAATCAGGACAGCTTCATGAATACAAGTATTTCTTTGAAAAGCAATCAGGGAAGATCATCAAGAATTTATTCTTTGTGTTCATCCCAAAGGTTCAGATCAAGCAAAAGAAAACTGAAGATTTAAGAACCTTCAGAAACAGAATCATGGATGAACTTAAAAAGTCAGAAATTAAAATTGTTCCAGTTGAATTTAACATTGATAAGGTGATTGATTTCACACTGGGGATGAAACGGATACTTGAAAACAAAGACTTTGAAAAAAATCAAAGTTACTTATGCAACTGGTGTGAATACCAGGAATATTGCGAAAAAGGATGGGATTACATGCTATTACCTAAAAATGAAAGAAGAATTGTTGGAGAAATTGAAAAGAAGGTTCTTTGGATTTATGGATCACCCTTCAGTGGAAAAACAACCCTTGCAAACCAGTTTGATGCACCGCTGATGTTGAACACAGATGGAAATATCAAATTTGTTGATGCACCATATGTTCCAATCAAAGACATTGTGACGGTTGAAGGCAGAATCACCAAGAAAACATTGGCTTGGGCAATTCTGAAAGATACCATTGGAGAACTTGAAAAGAAACAAAATGACTTCAAGACCATTATCGTTGACTTGCTTGAAGATTGTTATGAGCATTGCAGACTTTTCATGTATGACCAAATGGGGATCACCCATGAATCAGATGATTCATTCAAAGCTTGGGACAAGGTCAGGGGTGAGTTTCTTAACACACTGAAAAGATTGATCAACCTAGATTATGAAAATATCATCCTGATCAGTCATGAAGACACTTCCAAGGACATCACCAAGAAGGGTGGGGACAAGATCACTTCCATCAAACCAAATCTTGCAGATAAGGTTGCAACCAAAGTTGCGGGGATGGTTGACATTGTTGCAAGGGTCATTGCTGATGATACCGTCAGAACCCTGAACTTCAAGACCAATGAAGTAATCTTTGGCGGTGGTAGATTGACAGTTAAAACAAACACAATTCCATTATCTTATGAAGAACTGATGAATGTCTATGCTGAAGCAAATTCAGGGGTTAATAAGGGCAATGCTGCACCTGCATCAACAGAAGCATCAGGAAAGAAGTCAAGAAAGAAAGCAGAAACTGAACCCATTCAGACAGCAACAACATCACCTGAAGGTTCAAGTGAAGATGCCAATGTCGAAACAAGGGCAGAAGGTGCATCAGTAAATGGTGTTCAAGTATCAGAAAATGAACCCACAAGAACATCAAGAAAAAGATCATCTGCTTCCACAGAAGAAACAACAGCACCTGAAACAACAACTGAAGCAGCACCAACCACAACTGAACCCGCTGCAACTGGATCAACTACCAGGACAAGAAAAAAACGTGGTGAATAGATTTATTTCACCCAACAACAGTTTCAAAAGTTACATAACAATAAAAACATTAAAAAGGATGGTAATTTAAAAATGGCAAACGTATGGGAAAAGTTCGACAAGGCAATTGATACAGAGGGTTTAAGAAAAGATGTTGAAGAAGCATCACAAGGCCAAGCAGCGTTCAAAGAAGTTCCACATGGTAAATATGAAGTTTCTATTGAAAAGCTTGAATTGGTTGAATCCAAATCTAAAAGTGAACCAATGGTTTCATGTTGGATGAAGATTGTTTCAGGAGAGTTCAAAGGCAACAGGATCTTCATGAATCAGGTTATCACAAAAGGATTCCAAATCCACATTGCAAATGAATTCCTAAGAAGTTTGGATTCAGGATCTGAAATTTCATTTGAAACTTACAGCCAATATGCTCAACTTCTAATGGATGTCCATGAAGCAGTTGATGGACAACTTGAATTTGCAGTTGAATATGGTGAAAAGAAAGGCTTCAACACCTTTGAAATTGTTGATGTGTTTGAAGTTGAATAAATAACTTCATAGGGTGCAAGTCAGTTTTGATTGCACCCTTTTTAAATATCAACGTAAAGAAGGTGAATGAATTGCTTAAAATTCTTGAATTGTTTGGCGGGATTGGAAGTCCAAGGGTTGCACTAAGAAATATTGTGTTCCAGTTAAAGCGATAGATTATGTTGAAATAGATGAAAAGGCAGTACGGTCATACAATGCAATGTTTGCAAATGAGTTAAAGCAGAAAACCCAGTCAGTAGTTGGATGGAACTTGAAGCCTGATATTTTAATTCATGGATCACCTTGTCAGGACTTTAGCATTGCGGGTCATCAAAAAGGTGCAGATGAAGGAAGTGAAACCAGGTCAAGCCTTATGTGGGAAACGTTGAGCATCATTGAACAGATGGGAATTTGGAAACCAAGGGTTGTGATTTGGGAAAATGTGAAAAATGTACTTTCAAAGCACATGATACATAACTTCAATAAATACTTACTGAAGATGGAACAGCTTGGATATACAAATTCCTTTGAGATATTGAATGCAATGGACTTTGGACTTCCACAGAAAAGGGAAAGAGTTTTCACAGTTTCATATTTAAATGGTACAAACTTTGATTTTGATAAACTTGAACGCAAGAAAGCACCGCACATAAAAGATTTTCTTCAACTAAATGAAGAAGTAGATGAAAGGTACACAATTACTGCACCAAGTATGTTGAAAGTGATAGGAAAGTCAAATGACAATTTCAAAGGAAAATTGGAAGTAATCATTGATCATTGCACAACCATCACAACAAAACAGTGTAGGTGTCCAAACAGCGGGATTGTCGATCTTGGGAATGGTCAATTTAGGCTTCTGACTGAACTTGAATGTTGGCGGTTGCAAGGTTACAAGGATGAAGATTTTTTTGCAGCAGCACAAGTGAATGGAAGTACAGCCTTGTATCATCAGGCAGGTAATTCAATCCCAGTAACAATTTTTGAAAGTATTTTTAATTTGATTTTGTAAAGAAGGTGAGAATTGAATGTTATTTTATGACTTTGAAGTGTTCAAATATGACTGGTTGGTTGTGATCATAGATGTCATCAACAGGTGCAAGCATGTTGTTGTGAATGAACCTGACAAGCTGCAATCAATCTATGATGACAGTCGCAGTGATATTTGGGTTGGTTACAATTCAAGACATTACGATCAGTATGTTTTAAAAGGTATCCTTTGCGGGTTTGATCCGAAGAAGGTCAATGATCACATCATTGTGAAGCAAAAGCCAGGTTGGATGTTTTCAAGCTTGTTGAACAAGATCCCATTGAACAATTTTGATGTATTCAACATAGCAACTGACAAAGGTTTAAAAGTCCATGAAGGGTTCATGGGGAACAGCATCAAGGAATCCAGTGTTCCATTTAATATTGACAGGAAGCTGACTGAAGCAGAACTGGAAGAAACCATTGAATATTGCACCCATGATGTTGAACAGACCATTGAAGTGTTTATTAAAAGGAAGGAAGAATTTGAAAGTCAAATGGCTTTGATCAAAGTTTTCAAGTTGCCAATTTCCTATATTTCTAAGACAAAGGTTCAGTTAGCAGCAATCATCCTGGATGCAAAGAAGAAAAGTCACAATGATGAATTTGAACTTGAATTCCCTGACACCATGAAGGTACTTAAATACAAAGAAGTTGTGAACTGGTACAGAAACCCTCTAAATCGTGACTATGACAAGGAATTGAAGATTGATATTGCAGGTGTCCCACATGTCTTTGCTTGGGGTGGTCTGCATGGTGCACTTCCTAAGTATAGCGGGGAAGGAATTTTCTTGAATGTTGACGTTGCTTCATATTACCCTGCACTGATGATTGAATACAATTGGGGAAGCAGAAATTTGAGTGATCCAACCAAGTTCAGACAAATCAGGGACATGAGATTGAAATACAAGGCAGAGAAGAATCCGCTGCAAGCACCTTTAAAGATTGTAATCAATGGTACATACGGTGCTATGAAGGATCAGAACAATGAACTTTATGATCCAAGACAGGCAAACAATGTTTGTGTAGGTGGTCAATTGCTTCTTCTAGATCTGATTGAAAGGCTTGAAGGACATTGTCAATTAATCCAGTCTAACACTGATGGTTTGCTTTTGAAGCTTCAGTCAATTGATGATTATGATCTGATTGATGATATTTGTTATGAGTGGGAACAAAGAACACGAATGGAACTGGAATTTGATCTATTTACTAAGGTTTATCAGAAGGATGTCAACAACTATGTGATTGTTTCAGAAGATGGATCATATAAGTCCAAAGGTGCTTATGTCAAGGAATTGGGTGAATTGGATTATGATCTTCCAATAGTGAATAGTGCAGTAATTGATTACTTCATAAAGGGAATTCATCCTGAAGTTACAATCACAAGCTGTAATGATTTGAAGGAATTTCAGAAGATCGTGAAGGTGTCATCAAAATACACCCATGCATTATACAGTCCAAAGGTTACTGAAGAAAAGATCAGGGTGGAAGGTAAATTGAAAACGATCAAGGTCTTCACTGGTGGTCAAGTCCAAAAGGAAAAATGCTTCAGGGTGTTTGCTTCCAAGGATGCAGCAGATGGCGGGTTGTTTAAGGTAAAGACAGCAGAAAAGAACCCTGAAAAGTTCGCTTTGACACCTGATCAGTGCTTTATTGAAAACGGTGATGTCAATGGAATGAGAGTTTCAAGGAAGTTGGACAAGTCTTGGTATGTTGATATGGCAATCAAGCGATTGAATGATTTTGGGGTGGTGATATGAAATGATTAGATCAGGAAAAAGAGTAAAGCCAAATGAAGATGACGTTTGTGTTGAGTGTGGCAAAAAGGATTTTATTGATAAGAGTAAGGATGTTGAAGCCAATTATTACTTTTCGCAGACGAAAAGAAACAGCACGGTTTTCATACATAAAAAATGTGTAGAGCAGTTAAAGAAGGGTGGTGATTAAAGTTGCAAATATTCAAAGGATATGTTGAAACCAAGGACAAGAAATGTATAGAAAAATTCAAGGGAAGAACTGATTTCAAGAATTACGATCAGATCAAATTGCTTCCCGAATTTGCAGGAATTCTTGGTGATGAAACAATCCTGATTGATATTGATGATGCTGAACAATCAGAACTGATGATGGGTATAGTTGAATCATTGCAATTGAATTGCAGAGTATATCAAACAACCAGGGGAAAACACTTCCTTTTCAAGAACACAATAGTTGAAAAGTGTTTTACGCACTGCAAACTTGCTTGTGGGATTGATGCTGACATCAAAATTGGAACAAAAAATTCATACGAAGTGTTGAAGTTCAATGGTGAAGAAAGGTTCATTGAATGGGATGTGGAAGAAGGTGTGGAAATTCAGGAACTTCCAACTTGGATGATGCCAGTGAAACACAACATGGAGTTCCTTGAAATGGATGCAGGGGATGGAAGGAATCAAGCACTTTTTAACTATATTCTAACACTTCAATCAAATGATTTCACGGTTGAAGAAGCAAGAGAAACAATCAGGATAATAAACAGATATGTACTAAAAGAACCGCTTTCAGAATCAGAAATTGAAGTGATTTTGCGTGATGATGCTTTTCAGAAACCAATATTTTTTAAGGGAACAGCCTTCTTATTTGACAAGTTCGCAACCTATATCAAGAACAACCGCCACATCATCAAGATTAACAATCAACTTCATCTTTATAAAGATGGAATTTATGTTAGTGGACAAGCTGAACTTGAATCTGAAATGATCAAGCACATCCCAAATCTGAACAAAGCAAAGAGAAATGAAGTTCTGTCATACCTGGACATTATGATCAGACAGAACACTTCAGCATCCGCAGCAAATATGATTGCATTCAAGAATGGTGTTTACAATTTCGCTGATGAAAGGTTTGTTAACTTTTCACCTGAATACATCATTACCAACAAGATTGATTGGAATTACAATCCTGCTGCACATTCAGAACTTGCAGACAACACCTTGAACAAGATCGCATGTCAGGATAAGCAGATTAGAATGCTTCTTGAAGAAGTGATTGGGTATTGTTTCTATAGAAGAAACGAACTTGGGAAAGCGTTCATCCTGACTGGTGACAAATCAAATGGGAAGTCAACCTTCCTGGATATGGTTAAGACCTTGCTTGGTGAAAACAACATCACCGCACTTGATCTGAAGGAACTGGGTGACAGATTCAAGACTGCTGAATTGTTTGGAAAACTTGCCAACATAGGTGATGACATAGGTGATGAATTCATTGCAAATGCAGCAGTATTCAAGAAGTTGGTAACTGGTGACAGGATGAATGTTGAGAGGAAAGGTCAGAACCCTTTTGACTTCAACAATTATTCAAAGATGCTATTCAGTGCAAACAACATCCCAAGGATCAAAGATAAGACTGGTGCTGTACTTAGAAGATTGATCATCATTCCATTTGATGCAAAGTTTTCAGTCAATGATCCTGATTATAAACCTTACATAAAGTATGAATTGAGGGAACAAGAATCCATTGAATACTTAATAAATGCTGGTATTCAGGGATTGAAAAGAGTTTTGGAAAACCAACAATTCACAAGCAGTACAAAGATTGAAGAAGAACTTCAGGAATATGAAGAAACAAACAACCCAATAATTGGTTTCTTGAAAGAATTTGGAGAAGATGCCATTGAGAACGAACCAACAAACCTAATCTATAAAAGATACCATGAATATTGTCTTTCAAATAGCTTGCAGGCAATGTCCAACATTGAGTTTTCAAGGCAAGTAAATAAAAGATATGACTTCACAATTGTTGACAAGAAGATTGAAGGTAAGAAATACAGGATATTTGTTAAGAAAGATTTGAACAGGAAGGTGGAAATAAATGAGCAATCCGAAGTTGAACGGTAGTGGGTGCAGTGATCCAACTGCATTTGAAGCAATTAACCATATTTCAGATCAGGACAAGAAAGCACATGAACTGATTAAGGTTCTGAAGTATGTGATCAGGATAAGTGGTTTTGAACTGGTTGGAAGAATAATAATAATTGACAAGAAGGGTAGGGAATTCAAATGAAAACAAGTGAAAGAATAGAAGAATTTATGAACAAGGTTGGGCAGTATGTAAGTGCGGAATTTATGGAATGGCTGATGGAGAAAGGATTTTTCACAGCACCTGCATCAACCAAATATCATGGAAATTATGAAGGCGGACTTTTCGATCATTCAGTTGTGGTGACTGATGCACTGGTCTGTTTGACAAGAGACAACAACTTGACATGGGAAAATGAAAGATCACCATTCATTGTTGGAATGTTCCATGATCTTTGTAAGATTGACAATTATGTCAAGGTTGTGGACAAGCCTGGGGTTGAAATGTTTGGTTCTGATGAAGAAGTTGGTGAAGAGTATCACTATGATTATAATAACAGCACTTTGATCCCAGGGCATGGTGAAAAATCAGTGATCCAACTTCTAAGGTTTATTAATCTGACTGATGAAGAAATCCTTTGTATTAGGTGGCATATGGGTGCATTTGATGACAAGGACAATTGGAATAGTTTCACCCGCTCTATTCATAAACACCCAAATGTTTTATGGACACACCAAGCGGACATGATTGCAGCACACATCAAAGGTATATGATTATGATAACTAAAAAATTGATTTGTGGATTTATATTTTTATTCATTTTGATCAACAACAGTATTTGTCCAGTAAATGCAGAACCTTTCACCATTCCTGATTTTCAGGTGATGGTGGTTGATGAACAGGTACAACCAAAGGAAGTTGAGGTTGCACCAGTGATTGTTGAAAAAGTGAATTTAATATCAAGAGAAATTCCAACAGCCACTTCAGGCAGCTTTAAAAGCTTCATGGATTATAGAATGATCACAGATAAGACATCCAACCAGTATGAACTTCAGAAACAGGCAATTACAAGCAAAGATGGTTTCAGGATGCTTGATGGAAGATTCATGGTTGCAATGGGTACATATTACGCTGAAGAAGTTGGTAAGATGTTTGTGATCACACTTGATTCAGGAAGAACGTTTGAAGTTGTGGTTGGGGACATTAAGCAAGATCGACACACAGATGAAAAACATCAATATGGTTTGGTTTGCAATGACATCATTGAATTCATAGTGGACACCGATCAAATCAGTAAGTTTTCAATGAAGATGGGAAGTATGATGGAATTTGAAGGTGCAATAATAAAAATTGAAGAAATGGTGGGTGAGTTAAAATGAAATATGAAGAAAGGCAAGCTGAAAAGGCAGCAAAGTCTAAGATTTTAAAACAGTTATTGATTGCCGAATGCTATAGAATTGCTTATTTGTTGGAACAGGATGCTGAATCAAAGCGTTATGGGTATGATGAAGTTTCATCAAGTGAGTTATTCAGTAAGATGAAAGAGTTGAGAAGGGACGCCTTAATACTTGAAAAGATTCAAAAGCAATATTGATTGAAAGTTCAAGATGCGGTTCAATATGGTTCAAGATTAGTTCAATATAAAATAAATTGATGTTGAACCGCTTCAAAGCATGATGTAAGCAGTGGTTGTTGGAAACAGTTCAAGATAGTTCAAGATATATATGACTTCTTTATATTAAGAGTGAAATAATCATTAAAATTTATATATGTCTCTAAAAATAGGTATAGAGAAGAAATTGATGTTGACCTTGAACCGATAAGACGAATTTTAGGGTGAAACCCTTGATTTATAAGGGTTTCAATCGGTTCATGATATACGTTGATTTTTTAACCAACATGAACCAATAATTAAAAAATGAAAGGATGATCAACTAATTGAGTGACATTAATAAAATAATAACCCAAACAGCATCTGAAACAGCTTCATCAGTTGTTTCAGAACTTAAAAGACAAGGTCTAATGAGAGATAATAAACAAACACCCTTTCAGAAGACAGAACAATTGCTTTATAACTATAATAATTTCAGGGCAGCTATAGAAGATAAACATGAACAGGTTAAAAACATTAAGGATTACGGTCTTCCACAGAAGTCAAAAAGCATAACAAGTTTCACTTCAGGGGGATCTTATGAAATTCAAAGTGATTCTGAAAAGGCAGAAGACAAGGTGCTTGCAATTGAATCATTAATTATTGTAACTAGGAAGTTCATTGCAATTATCGACAGTGCTTTGCAGAAGATCAGTGATGATCCATATTATAAAATCATTGACTTGAAATACTTCAATGAAAGAAGTAGAGAAGAAATTGCAGAGATTATGAATGTTGATGTGTCAACGATCACAAGGAACAAGAACAGATTGATCAATGTGTTGAAGATCACCTTGTTTTCAGATGAAGTCATTTATGAAATATTCAGTTAGAAGGGGAAGGTCATGAACAGAGCAGAGAGAAGGAAATACAACTTCACGAAAGAACAGGGTGAAGTGTTTGAAAAAGCGTTGAATGAAGCTGAAGGAAATGCTAAAACTTCACTGATGTCAAAGACAATCAACTATTCAACATCAGGGATATTTGCAGCATTAGCGGTGACACTTCATGATAAATACGGATGGGGTCATGTGAGGGTTTCACGTTTGCTTTCCCTGGTAGAAGAACAATTTGAATCAGTCATTAGCGATCATGTAAAACTAGATGAATTGAAACAGATTGTAAAGGATGAACTTGACATTAACATCATGTGATGCACTAAACCATGCACTTTCATCACACTTGCAGTGTGTTATATAATTTGATATTCTGATATTAGTTAAATTTATGATTAACTTATAATCATATCAATATTTTAGGTGCATCACAAGTGATGAAATGTTGCACACATTATTGCATTAAAAAAAAGAAAGAACTTGTCGATCCTCAATAAGTTCTTTCTTTTTATTCTAGCTTTTATATGAAAGGCAGGTGATAACATGGTGAAGCTAACAGACAAGCAGGAAAAGTTTGTTCAGGGATTGATTGCAGGAAAGTCACAAAGGGAATCATATCGTGCAGCATATCCAAGCAGTTTGAAATGGACTGACAAAACAGTTGATGAAGCTGCTTGCAGACTGATGAAAAATAGCAAGGTTTTAGCAAGGTATGATGAAATTCATGACAGGTTGATCAAGGAAGCTGAAGATGAATGTATTGTTGAAGCAAAGGATGTTTTGAAGGAACTGATCAAGATTGCTTTCAGTAATGGATCTGACTTTGCCAAGGTTGTCACAAAGCCTATAAAAAGAAGAATATGGGATGAAGATCTTCAGGAATATGTTTATGAAGATGTTAAGGAACGTTATGATCAGTTTGTTGAAGTGGTTGACACTGATCTTCTTTCAGACAAGCAGAAGGCAGCAATCAAGTCAATAAAACAGGGAAGGCATGGGGTTGAAGTTGAATTGTATGCAAAGGACAGGTCACTTGAACTGCTTGGGAAGTTCCTGGGGATGTTCAAAGATAAAATTGAATTATCAGGTCAAGTCAATAATCCATTTCAGGGATTAACCACAGAAGATCTGAAGAAGATGATCAATGATGAATAAAGACCTGATAAAATTACATGCCAAGATAGAACTTGCAAGACGTGAGTTCTTTTTTTATTGCAATTTGAAAGCACCTGATTTCTACAAGCTAGGAAGAAAGTATTTGGTGGATCTATGCGGTGAACTTCAAGACTTCATTGAAGGTGATGATGAAGTCCTGGTAATAAATGAACCTCCAAGGCATGGGAAGTCAAGAACAGCAGGTATGTTTGTTGAATGGGTGCTTGGTAAGGATAACAATGCAAAGATCATGACTGGATCATATAATGAAACCCTTTCAACCATGTTTTCAAAGAATGTAAGAAATAGCATACAGGAAGTAAAGGTTGATGAACTGAAGCCAGTTTATTCAGATGTATTTCCAACCACTAGGATTAAACAGGGTGATGGTGCAATGAACCTTTGGTCATTAGAGGGTGGATATAACAATTATCTTGCTACATCACCCACAGGGACTGCAACAGGCTTTGGATGTTCCCTGATGATCATTGATGACTTGATCAAGAACGCACTTGAAGCAATGAATGCTGACAAGCTTGAAGATCACTGGAATTGGTTTACAAATACAATGCTTTCCAGGCTTGAAGAAGGTGGTAAGATCATCATTATCATGACTAGGTGGGCATCAGGAGATCTTGCAGGTAGAGCATTGGAACACTACAAGGCACAGGGTGCAAAGATCAAGCATATAACCATGAAAGCACTTCAGGATGATGGAACAATGCTTTGTGATGAAGTCCTTTCAAGAAGATCATATGATGCCAAATGCAGGGCAATGGGTTTGGACATAGCATCAGCCAACTATCAGCAAGAGCCAATTGACATCAAGGGAAGGTTGTATTCTTCATTCAAGACATACACAGATATTCCAAGAGATCCTTCAGGTCATCCATTGTTCACAGCAATCAAGAATTATACTGATACTGCTGACACAGGGGATGATTTCTTGTGTTCAATCAATTATGGGGTGTATAACCATGAAGCATATATCCTGGATGTTCTATATACCAAAGCACCAATGGAAGTCACTGAACCTGCCACTGCAAAGTTGATCCATGATGGTGGTGTGAATTCTGCTGACATTGAATCAAATAATGGTGGACGTGGGTTTGCAAGGTCAATTGAACGGATATTGAAGGCGGTTCACAGATCAAGCAAGGCAGTGATCAGCAGCTTCCATCAATCCAAGAATAAGCAAGCAAGAATCCTTTCAAATGCAACCTGGGTGATGAATCATATGTACTTTCCTGCTAACTGGAAGGATCGCTTCCCTGAATATTATGATGCAATGGTCAAATATCAGAAGGAAGGTAAGAACAAACATGATGATGCACCTGATGCAACGACTGGGATTGCTGAAAAGATAGGTCAAGGTGACAAATTTAGTTTTGATTAATAAAACGTAAAGAGGACAAGGGTGTTAGTCACTCGGATAGGTGATTAAACAATCACCCTTGTTTTTCTCACCTTCCCCAAATATGAAAGGTGGGATTAATTATGTTCAATTTTAGTGAAATGGATCGAATAAAACAGACAATAATGCGGGGTGCTGCAAGTTCCATGACAGATAAGCAGTTCCTTGAAAGTGAGATTAAAAAGTTCAAAACATCTGACAAAAGAAAGCTGATGTTGGCGGGTGAAAGCTATTATTCAGGGGATCATGACATTCTGACAAGGAAAAGAACGGTGATTGGTGCTGATGGAACAGCAGTTGAGGTCACAAACCTTCCAAATAACAAGATTGTTGACAACCAATATTCAAAGTTGGTGGATCAGAAAGTCAATTATTTGCTTGGTAAACCTTTTACAATTGAAACGGATAAGGATGATTATTCACAATTGCTGAAGTTGATCTTTAACAACCGATTCAGTAGGACATTCAAGAACCTGGGTGAAAACTCATTGAACAATGGTATTGCATGGTTGCATCCTCATTATAATGATCAGGGTGAATTGTGCTTTAAGAAGTTTGAATCGTATGAGATCCTTCCATTTTGGAATGATGCTGAACATACCATTCTTGACTTGGCAGTTAGGATCTACCAAGTGGAATCATATGAAGGTATATATGAAAAGACCATTGAAAAGGTTGAAGTGTATGACACCAATGGGATTCACAGATTTGTTCTTCAGGACGGATCGCTGATCCCTGATATTGAATCCCCATCAAGTGCATATGTGGTTGAAGTGGACGATAAGGGTATTGAAACTGGTTGGAATTGGACAAAAGTTCCCATGATTGCTTTCAAATACAATAATAAAGAGATCCCATTGATCAGAAGGGTGAAATCACTTCAAGATGGAATCAATGTGATCCTTTCAGACTTCCAAAACAACATGCAAGAGGATGCCAGGAACACGATCCTTGTTCTTCAGAACTATGATGGTGAAAACCTGGGTGAATTCAGACAGAACCTTGCAACATATGGTGCGGTAAAGGTAAAGACCGTTGATGGTGCAGCAGGAGATCTGAAGACCTTGACAGTTGAAGTCAATAGTGAGAATTACAAATCAATATTAGAGATCTTCAAGAAAGCATTGATTGAGAATGGCAGGGGTTATGATGCAAAGGATGATAGAATGTCAGGAACACCAAATCAAATGAACATTCTTTCCATGTATTCTGACATTGATCTTGATGCCAATGGGATGGAAACTGAATATCAAGCATCCCTTGAAGAACTTCTTTGGTTCATAAATGTTCACCTTGCCAATGTTGGAAAAGGTGATTTTGACATTGAAACAGTAAAGTTCATATTCAATAGGGACATCCTGATCAATGAATCTGAAAGCATTACTAACTGCAAAAACAGTGTAGGGGTTCTTTCAAATGAAACAATTGTTGGTCAACACCCTTGGGTGAGTGATTCAGCAGAAGAATTGAAAAGGATAGATGAAGAATCGAAAACAGCAATGGATCAGTATAAAAACACGATCCCAACAAAGACGGTGACTGAACCAGGGGTGGTGGTGTAAATGCCAAACAATAAATATTGGAAAGACAGGTTCATCAGGTTGCAGGAATCCCAATTAAAAAAGGGTGAACGGTATTATGCAGACCTGGAAGATCAATATTTGAAAGCATCAGCGAAAATTGAAAAGCAAATTGCAGCTTGGTATCAAAGGTTTGCTGCAAACAATCAGATCACCTTGACTGAAGCGAAGGTGATGCTTTCAGGAAGGGATCTGAAGGAATTCAAGTGGGATGTCTTGGACTACATCAAGAATGGCGAACAAAATGCACTGGATCAGTCCTGGATGAAGGAACTTGAAAATGCTTCAGCTAGGGTTCATGTTTCCAGGCTTGAAGCATTAAAACTTCAAACGCAGCAGCAGATTGAAGTCCTTTATGGTAACCATACTGATGATATGGACATGCTTATGAAAAAGATGTATGAAGATGGTTATTATCACACAGCATTTGAGATCCAAAAGGGTTTTAATGTTGGATATGATCTTCATAAATTGAATGCTGATCAGCTTGAAAAGGTTATTTCAAAACCTTGGACGATAGACAATAACACCTTCAGTGATAGAATTTGGACATCAAAGCAAGATCTGATCAATTCACTTCATACATCATTGACACAAGGTATCATCAGGGGGGATGCGCCTGATGAAGCAATCAAGACAATTGCAAAGCAGTTTGGGGTTAAAAAGAACCAGGCGGGAAGGTTGATCATGACTGAATCAGCCTTCTTTGCTTCAGCAGCACAAAAGGATTGTTTCAATGATTTGGATGTTGAAAGATTTGAAGTTGTTGCAACCCTTGATAATAGCACCAGTGAGTTATGCCAGGGATTGGATGGTCACATTTTCAATATGAAGGATTATGAAGTTGGTATAACAGCACCACCCTTTCATGTTTGGTGCAGATCCGTCACAGTTCCTTATTTTGATGACAATGGTGGTGAACGTGCTGCCAGGGGTGCAGATGGAAAGACATATTATGTTTCAAGTGATCTGAAATATGATGATTGGAAGAAAAGTTTTGTTGATGGTGGATCAAAGAGTGGTATAATAAAGAGTGGAAGCATAGAACATATTCAACAGTTAAAGGTTGAGCGAACATCATTAAAGGAATCGCTTAAAGACTTTAAATCAGAACATGATAATCTTAATATTCAGGTTTTGAATGGTGATTTTACTGAACCAACCTGGAAACGTGCAGAAATTGTTAATGGTGAAATAAAATCAATTACAAATAGAATTAACACCATAGATGCAGATATCACTGAACTTTCAAAGCCACACATCATTCAGATCCAAAATGATATTGATGATATTATTGAGATTCAAGCAAAGAATAAAAAAAGCAATTTGGATGGTGTTGATATTGATTGTGCATTATCTATCAAGGAATCTTACAGAAAAGTAATTGAGAGATTCCCAATACTGAAGGGTAAGATCAGTGGTGTATTTAGGGAAAAACTGAAACCTAGTGTGTATGCGCAATGCGGTATGTTTGAAGGTAAAGTGAGTATTGGTAAACTATTTGAAAGTGATGAAGCTATAAAAAAGACCTACGAAAAAGATTTATTATCAAACTTCCATCCAAAAGGCACAGACTGGAAGGCGATTGTTACACACGAACTTGGTCATGCTCTTGATGGTTATATGACGTATGGTAATGTTTATGGTGGATATGTAAATTGGTCATGGAAATATGCAAGTGCAAAGTTAAGACCTGAAATAATGAAAAAATGTGGATTAAAAATTAATGATACATTTTCTCATGTCAGTGGATATGCAACGCATGATGCACAAGAGTGGTTCGCAGAATGTTTTGCAGAATATATGGAAAGTGACAATCCAAGACCAGTTGCAAAGGCATTGGGTGAACGTATTGAAGAAATATTGAAAGGGGTTGTAAAATAATGAGTAAAGCAATGCCTGATTTTTTTACAAGTGAATATTTTGTCCCTGAACCTGACAATTGGCATTTAAAACCGAATGCACCTGAAGATCTAAAAAGGGAATTTGAAGAATTTATGAAAGAAAAAGATTATGATGAAGAAGCACCTGTTGAAAAATAGGTGCTTTTTTAGTGTAAGAAAATATAAGGCGGTGATTCTGTATCTCCACAAAGACCTGGGTTAAGGTCTTATTTTTTTATGTAAAATCGTCATTTTGGTATTGCTGACGGTAAAGAACAAGACAAAATGAACTGGACTGAACCAGGAAAAAAATGATTTTGAAAGGTGGAAAAGAGAATGAAAAAAGAAGATCTATTGAAACTTGGACTTGATGAAGCAACAGCAACAAAGGTGGCAGAAGCATCAGCAGAAGAACTGAAGGGGTTTATCCCAAAGGCACGATTTGATGAAGTCAATGATGCCAACAAGCAGTTCAAAGTGGACATTGCTGAACGCAACACCCAACTTGAAGAACTGAAAAAGACAGCGGGAACAAGTGAAGAACTGAAGAAGACCATTGAAACACTTCAGACTGCAAATACAACCAAGGAAGCAGAATTCAATGCGAAAATAATGCAGTTGCAGGTTGAAACAGCATTGAAAGAACAACTTTTAGGTGTGGGTGTGACTGGGGATGTCAAAGTAAAGATGGTCAAAGCACTTCTTGATCTTACAAAGCCTGAACTGGTTGAAGGAAAGATCAAAGGTCTTGATGACCAGTTGAAGAAGCTTCAGGAAAGCGAAGACACAAAGGGAATCTTCCCTACACAGCAACAACAGCAACAACGCAGAGGGTTTAAGCCAGGTGAATCAGGCGAACCAAAAACAAACATTGATGATCTGACCACCCAATACAATGAAGCTGTCAAAGCGGGCAATACCGTTAAGGTGGTAATGCTCAAAAATAAAATATTTGAAGAGCAAAACAAAAACTAAAAAGGATGGTAATTAATTATGGCAAACGTAGCAGGACAAGGTACAGTATGGAATTTACCGAACTATGCAGGTGAATTATTCACCGCAGATGCAATCAACACACCTTTACTTAACATGATCGGTGGTTTAAGTGGCGGGGCACAAACAGCGAACTTTGAATTCCCAATTGCATCAACTTATGCAATGCCCGCTGCTGCTCAACCTGCAATCACAGAAACAGCTTCTTTGACCGCACCCGCAGCAGTTGGATTCGTAAGGGATCAATTAACAAACGTCACTCAAATTTTCCAAGAAAAGGTTTCTATTTCTTATGCGAAAATGAGTAACCCAGGAAGATTAGCGGGGTTAAATACAGCAGGTGCAAATGATAATGTTCCTTCTGAAAAAGACTTCCAAATCGCAAGAGCATTGGAAAAGATTGCAAGAGATATTGAGTACACTTGTTTGAACGGTGTTTATGCTTTATCTACAAGTGCAGCAGTTGCAAACAAATCAAGGGGATTAATTTCACTTTGTGCTACTGGAAACACAGTCGCAGCAGCTTCAGCACAATTAACCAAAGCAATGATCCAAACATTATTAAAGACAATGTTCACCAACGGTGCAGTGTTTAAAGACATGGTGATTTGGGTGAATGCGTTCCAAAAGCAAATGCTTTCTGCACTTTATGGATATGCACCAACTGATAGAAAAGTTGGCGGTGTAGACATTAAGCAAATCGAAACTGACTTTGGTTCATTTGGTATTGCATTAAACAGATTCATGCCTGCCGATACATTGCTTGTGTCTGATATGTCAGTTATTACACCAGTATTTCAACCAGTACCTGAAAAGGGCAACTTCTTCTATGAAACACTTGCAAAAACTGGTGCATCTGAAGATGGTCAAATCTTTGGTCAGTTCGGTTTGGATCATGGTGTCGCAACAGTTCATGGATCTATCACAGGTCTTGCAATCGTATAGTTTGAAAGGGGGGCATCAATATGCCTGGTTTGAAAATTAAAGACAATACTGGTTTGAAACCTGAACTTAGGGATCAGTTAGTAATGCCAACTCATACAAATGCAACCGCAGCAGTTGCAGCACCAACACAAGCTGAATTCAATGCACTTGTAACCAATTACAATTCCCTGCTTGCAAAACTTAGGGCAGCAGGAATTCTTGACACCTAAATGGAAGGGAAACAGATATGAAATATAAAGGACATGGTATCATTTGGGATGCTGAAAACAATAAACCATTGTGTGAATTTATTGATGGTGAGATCACAACAGACAATGAAAGAACCGTTGAGATCATGAACGGTCTTGGTCATGTTGGGGAAGAAACTGCTTCACCGTTTGACAACATGAGCATTGAAGAACTCAAAGCTTATGCTGAAGTAAATGGGATTGATATTGGTCAATCCACAAGTCAGAAAGGTATCCTGAAGAAGATCGTTGAAGCAACAAAAACTGCATAAGGATGTGATGGATCATGCTTGAAGATGTAAAGAAACGACTTGAATCCTTAGGATACATATTTGTTGAAGATGATGCCTGGGTTCTTGGCTTTATCATTCTGAAAGTTGAAGGTCACATCAAGGATCAGTGCAATACTTTGGTAGTCCCTGAAGGACTTTATCAAAATGCAGTTGATATGGTTTGCGGTGAATTGCTGCTTGGTAAAAAGGGCAGCGGACAATTGACAGGGTTTGATTTAGAAGCAGCGGTGAAAAGCATTCAGGAAGGTGACACCAATGTGACCTTTGCCTTTGGTAGTGGAAGCAGTACACCTGAAGAAAGGCTTGATGGATTGATTAACTTCCTTCTTCATAGTGAAGTTAATTATTCATCATACAGGAAGATCAGATGGTGAGAACAGCAATTGAAATCCTTTATACTGGATTATGTGACATTTATGAGTATCAACCAGTCAAAGATCCAGTGTCAAAGATCACCAAACATCAACCAGTGCCCATGCTGACAAATCAACCCTGCAAGTTGTCATTTAGTAAGATAAACAGTGCAAATCAAACTGAAACAGCTGCATCAATTGCGGTCACAGCAAAGTTGTTCATTTCACCTGACATTCAGATCAAACCAGGTTCAAAGCTTGTAGTTGCTCAAAATGGAAAGTCATTTGAGTATAAAAACAGCGGTGAACCCGCCTTTCACAGTTCACATCAAGAAGTGATGCTTGAATTGTTCAAGGGGTGGTCTTAGTGGCAAAGTGGGGCAAGTGTGACTTCAGCAAGTTGCAGGGATTTCAAGACAGACTGAACAAGTTACAGCAAGGGGACATTGAAAAGTTTTCAGAAGAATGTGCAAAAGAACTTGCTGCAAGACTTTTGGCAAAGGTGATAAAAAGAACACCAGTTGGACAATATCCAACTGAAGCAGGTAAAAAAGGCGGTACATTAAGACGTGGATGGACTGCTGCAAGTGAAAGAGAAGCAGAAATGACCGCAGTATTTGGTGGCGGTTCTGCTGCAAAGAAATATGTAGATTCATTGACAGTGAACAAGGTTGGCAATGTTTATCAAATTGAAATTGTCAACCCAGTTCACTATGCCTCATATGCTGAATTTGGTCATAGAACCAGGAATCACAAAGGTTGGATTCAGGGAAGATTCATGTTGACCATTTCAGAACAAGAACTTGAATCACAATCAGCAAGCATCCTGGAAAGGAAATTGATGAAATACTTGGGGGGAATTCTTTGATGTTGAATAATATTATTGATGGAATATCAATCAAACTAAACCAAGTATTTGGTGATGGGTTTGATATTTATACAGAATCTGTTGAACAGGGTTTGAATGAACCATGTTTTTTCATTTTACTTATGCCAACAAGTCAGGATCAAGTAATTGGGAAGCGGTACTTCAGAAGACATCCTTTTGATATTCACTACTTCCCAAGTACAGAAGACAAGAACAAAGAAATACTAGATGTTGTTGATAAATTGAATGATGACTTTGAATATGTCACTATGAACGGTGATCTGATTCATGGGACAAAAATGCACCATGAAGTTGTTGACGGTGTTCTTCACTTCTTTGTGAACTATGATTTCCATGTGATCAAGCAACCTGATCCTGATGATAATGAAATGGATGTTGTTGAAATAAACAACGGATTAAAGGGGTGAACTTATGACAAAGCAACCAATTGAAGAAGTTGTTGAAGAAGCAACCTTCACAAAAGAACAAATTGTTGAAAGTAAGAAGTATGGTGATTTTGCATCAGCACTTCTTGAAAAAGATAGATCTTACACTTTGAAAGAAGTTGAAGATCTGATTGAAAACTATATGAAAGGATCGGTGAACTAATATGGCACTAGGTGGTGGAACTTTTACAACTCAAAGCAAAACTTTACCTGGATCTTATATCAATTTTATTAGTGCAGCAGCTGCTTCATCAGACTTGTCAGATCGTGGTATTGTTGCACTTCCCTTGTCAATGGATTGGGGAAATGAAAGCGGGATCTTTGAAGTAAATGCAGATACAGTTGCAGCAAATTCAATGAAATTATTTGGTTATTCCTTCACAGATGTCTTGATGAAGGATGTTCGTGAAGTATTTAAACATGCAAAGAAAGCTTTCGTTTACCGTTTGAATGGCGGTGGTGTCAAAGCAACAGTGACAATTGGTGCTTTGGTTGTAACAGCCAAATACGGTGGAACAAGAGGAAATGCAATCAAGATGGTTATCACCGCAAATGTTATCACACCTGCAAATTTTGATGTGAAGACTTATGTTGGGACTGAACTTGTTGATTCACAGACTAATGTTGTAAATATCGCAGGTTTAGTTGCAAACGATTATGTCACATTCAATGCTTCAGGTGTTCTGACACTTACAGCAGGGACAAACCTTGCAACAGGGACAAACATCACAGTGACAGGCACACAACACACTGCTTTCCTTGCTGCTGCTGAAGCGTATGCTTTTAATACAATGGTTTGTGCTACAACAGATGCACCAACAATTGCTTTATATGTGGCATATGTGAAACGGAGAAGGGATGACAATGGTGTGAAGTTTCAAGTTGTCGTATATCAAACAGCATCTGACCATGAAGGTGTGATCAGTGTTGAAAATGCTGTCACTGATGCGGGTGCAAATGCTTGGTCATTAGTCTATTGGGTTGGTGGGATCGCAGCAGGTGTTGCAATTAATCAATCAAATACAAATAAAACTTATGATGGTGAATATACCATCAATGCTTCTTTCACCCAAGCACAGCTTGAAACAAACATCAAAGCGGGCAAGTTTATGCTGCACAGAAATGGTGACACGATCAGAATTCTGACAGACATCAATACTTTGGTGACAACTACAGCTTCAAAAGGTGCATCATTCCAAAGTAATCAGACCATCAGGGTTCTTGATCAAATCGCAAATGATATTGCGGTCATATTCAACAACAAGTATATTGGACAAATCCCAAATGATGAAGCGGGTAGAATTAGCTTTTGGAATGATATTGTTAAGCATCACCAGGAACTTCAGAACATTCGTGCAATCGAAAACTTCAAGGCTGAAGATGTGGTGATTTCAGCAGGATCTTCAAAGAAATCTATTGTGGTCAATGATTTGGTCACTGTAACAAATGCAATGGAACAACTTTACATGACAACTGTTGTTAATTAAAAGGGGGTTTGAACTATGCAAACTATGAACGCAAAAGATGCGGTCAGTGCTTCCCTTGCTGAATGCTTTGTCACCATTAGTGGGAACAGATACAATTTCATGCAAGCAATCAATCTTGAAGCTAAGATTGAGAAGACAAAAAGTGAAATTCCCATCTTAGGGAAAACAGGAAAAGGAAACAAAAGCACAGGTTGGAAAGGAACTGGATCTGCAACTTTCCACTATAATACATCAATTTTCAGGGAACTTCTTTACAAGTTCAAAGAAACTGGTGAAGATGTTTATTTTGATATCCAGGTTACAAATGAAGATGCAACATCCAGTGTTGGAAGACAGACTGTGATCCTGAAGGGTTGCAACATTGATGGTGGCACACTTACAAAGTTTGATGCGGGTTCAGAATATCTTGATGAAGATATGGACTTCACGTTTGAAGACTTTGAAATTCCTGAAAAGTTCACAGCACTTCCAGGTATGCAATAAAATATGAAAGGTTAAGGTGATTTGATTATGAACAATTTAAGTGCTTTCTTAAGTCAGAATGCAGTAAAAGAAGAAAATATTAAATATGCAGCATCCAAAAGATTCTTGGGTGCTGACAAGAAACCAATGGAATGGGAAATCAAGAGCATCACAAGTGATGAAGATGAAAAGATCAGACGTGATTGCACAAGGAAAGTCCAAGTCCCAGGTAAGAAGGGACAGTTTACTCAGGAAACTGATTATAACAAATATCTTGGAAAACTTGGTGCTGCTTGTACAGTGTTCCCAAACCTGAATGATCAGGAACTTCAAGACAGTTATGGTGTCATGGGTTCTGACTTGCTTTTAAAAGCAATGTTGAAGCCTGGTGAGTATGCAGACTATCTTGCAAAGGTTCAAGGTGCAAATGGATTTGATCAGACAATGGAAGACTTGGTGGATGAAGCAAAAAACTAATAAGTGAAGGTGATTTTGGTTCAAATATGGCTTATTATTGCCTTCACAAACTGCATATGATTCCCAGTGTTTTTCTATCACTTCCAAGGGAAGAAAGAGCATTTATAATTGCTTCAATTCAAATCAAGGTTGATACAGATAAACAGGAAGCTAATAAGATAAAAAAACGGAAATAGGGGGTTGAACGGTTGAATCTGTTCAACCCTTTTTTTTTCTTTGTAAAGGTAGGTGAAAAGATAATTGGCAACTTTAAGAACTTCAATTCAGATTACAGATGGAATGTCACCTGCATTCAGAGCAATGAACAATGCAATGAATATAGTCATCAATAGCTTTGAAACCATTCAAAATGCATCCAGTAATGCAATTGACACAAGCAGCATTCAAACTGCTAGGGCAGAGTTAAACAAGGCAGAAGTTGCTTTCACTGGTATTGAAGAAGAAATTGAAAAAGCAAAAAAATCACAAGATGGTTTCAATGAAAAAATAAAAAAAGGTCAAGGTGAATCTCTTGGATTGTTGGATAAAGTAAAGGGAATTGCAGTATCAATGGGGATTGCTTTTGGTGGAAAGAAGATCCTTGATTTATCGGATGAAATGTCATCAACAGTTGCAAGGCTTGATTTAATGAATGATGGACTTCAGACAACTGAAGAACTTCAGAACATGATCTTCCAATCTGCACAGCGGTCAAGAACTGCATATTTAGACACAGCTTCAGTTGTTGGAAAGCTTGGAATTCTTGCAAAAGATTCTTTTTCAAGTAATGAAGAAATGATTTTCTTTGCAGAGCAGATGAATAAGCAGTTTAAAATTGGCGGTGCTTCAATACAAGAACAAACATCAGCAATGTATCAATTGACACAAGCAATGGCATCAGGAAGGCTTCAGGGGGATGAATTCAGATCCATCATGGAAAACGCACCGTTACTTGCCCAGGCAATTGCTGAAAAGATGGGGAAAACGGTTGGTGAACTTCGTGAAATGTCATCCCAAGGATTAATTACTTCTGACATTATTAAAGGTGCTTTGTTTGATGCAGCTGAAGAAACTAATGCTAAATTTGCCCAAATACCTATGACATTTGGACAGGTGGCAACGGTTATTGGTAATACCTTACTTCAGACCTTCGATCCAATCATCCAAACGATTGGAAGGGGTGCGCAGTTTATCTTTGATAATTGGTCAACGATTGAACCAATATTTTGGGGATTAGCAGCAGCTATTGGTGTGTATACAGCGATAACAGGAATTCAAACAGCGGTCACATGGCTTTCCGTTGCAGCAAATAGGGCATTGGCTTTATCACTGTTATCAAATCCTATTGGTTGGATCGCACTTGCAATTGGTGTTTTAATTGGGTTTATTTATAAGTGGGTTCAATCCGTTGGTGGTTTGAAGGTTGCTTGGTTGATCGTAATGAATGCGATCATGACCGCCTGGGACTGGGTAAAGATTGGATTCTTCACAGGAATTTTTTGGGTTCTTGACCTTTGGGATAAGATGAAGCTTGGAATGATGAATGCGGGTGTTGGAATAGCTAATTTTATGGGTGACATGAAAGTAAATGTTCTCACTATACTTCAAAATATGGTTAATGGTGCAATTGGATTATTAAATGATCTAATTAGTGCAGCAAATCAAATACCAGGGGTTAGTATTGGTCTAATTGGTGAAGTTACTTTTGCAACTGATGCTGCAATTCAGAATGAAGCCGAAAAGCAAGCTAGGGAAGCGGGACTAGAAGCTTATAAAACTGAAATTGATGCGGGCATGGCAGAAAGGGATGCAACACTTCTTCAGATGCAAACTGATGCAATAACTGCAACAGCTACAAGACAAGCTGAAATTGATGCTGCAAAGATTGATGCACTTGCAAAACAAGATGATGGATCGGCTGAAAATATTGCAACTACAGCAGCAAACACAGGGGATATGAAGGACAGCATGAAAGCTTCTGAAGAAGATATGAAATACTTGCGTGATATTGCTGAACAAGAGGTTGTCAATCGCTTCACAACTGCTGAAATTAAGGTTGATATGACAAATCACAACAACATAAACAGCGAACTTGATATGGATGGTGTTGTTGCCCATCTAGAACAAAAAGTCTATGAAACAATGAATATTGCAGCGGAAGGGGTGCATTCGTAATGGCATATGAATTTTACATTGATGGTGTCCAGTTACCAATTGCACCTTCAAAGCTGCAAACCAAAGTCAGCAATCAGAACAAGACTATTAACCTAATCAATGATGGTGAAGTCAACGTTCTGAAGAAACCTGGTTTGACAGAAGTAACTTTTGAAGTAATGATTCCACAGGTGAAATATCCATTTGCAACATATAAGAGTGGATTTAAACCTGCAATTTATTATTTGGATATACTTGAAGTATTGAAAACAGAGCAAAAGAAGTTCCAATTCATTGTTTCAAGAGTTTCCCCAGGCGGTGATCTTCTCTTTGACACTAATATGACAGTTTCGTTGGAAGACTACACCATCACAGAAGATGCAAAAGAAGGACTTGATTTGATGCTTTCAATCAAGCTGAAGCAATATGTTAGTTTTGGAACAAAAGAAGTGATCATACAAACAGTTGCTAAAAACCAAGCTAAAATGCTTGCTGCCAATGTTGAAAGGGTAGTTTCAAAGGAACTTGCAAAAACTTACACAGTCACTTCAGGTGATACCTTATGGGGAATATGCAAAAAACAACTTGGAGACGGTTCAAAGTATCCATCAATTGCAACACTGAATGGGATCAAGAACGCAAACTTGATCTATGTTGGGCAGGTGTTGAAACTTGGATAATATTGAACTTATCATTCAGAATGGATCATCAATTTTTTATCCAGTATTAGAAGGTCAGATCAACTGGGACACTTGCAGAAAAGGTGTTCCAGGGAAGATGACCTTTAAAGTTGTTAAGGATGATGTAATAAGGTTTGAAGAAGGGAATGCAGTTAGGTTGAAGGTCAATGGTGAAAATGTTTTCTATGGGTTTGTATTCTCAAAGAAGCGATCCAAAGAAAGCACAATTGATGTCACAGCTTATGATCAGTTAAGGTATTTGAAGAATAAAGACACCATTGTCTATGAAAACAAGACCGCAAGTGATCTGATCACTAAGATTGCAGCAGACTTCAGGTTGAATGTTGGGACTATTGAAAGCACAGCATATATCATTGCATCCAGGGTTGAGGATAACAAAACACTGTTTGACATGATCCAAAATGCACTTGATCTGACACTGGACAACAAAAGAAAGATGTATGTCCTATATGATGATTTTGGAAAGCTTTCGCTGAAGGACATTGAATCAATGAAACTGAATTTGTTGATTGATGATCAGACCGCTGAAGATTTCAATTATACTTCATCCATTGATGGCGAAACATACAACAAGATTAAGTTATCTTTTGAGAACGAAAAGACAGGGAAGCGTGAAATATACATTTCGCAAGATTCTAGTAACATCAATTCATGGGGTGTACTTCAGTATTTTGAAACCATTGAAGAAACCACAAATGGCAAGATCAAGGCTGATTCCTTACTTTCCTTATACAATAGGAAAACAAGAAATCTTTCGGTTTCAAATGCCTTTGGTGATATTCGTGTCAGGGGTGGAAGTAGTGTGATAGTCAATTTGAACTTGGGTGATGTAACGGTTCAGAATTATATGATTGTTGAAACTGTAAAGCACACATTCAAGGAAAATGAACACTTGATGGATTTAACATTGAAAGGTGGTGATTTCCTTGCCTAACATAGTTGAACTGATTAAACAGGCAGCAATTGAAGCAGTCAAGGAATCGAAACCAACTTCAATTGTATTTGGGCAGGTGACAAGCATTGATCCGCTGAAGATCTCAATTGATCAGAAGCTGATTCTGACATCTGCACAACTAATCCTGACTAACAACGTGCGGGACTATGATCTTGAAATGACGGTGGATTCTATAAATAAGACATTCAGCGTACACAATGGATTGATCCTGGGTGATGAAGTCATCATGATTCAGGTTCAAGGTGGTCAAAAGTTTATTGTAATGGAAAGGGTGGTGAACTCATGATCCCAGTAACAAATGACAGTCTTCAACTTAATGTTGAAATCGAACAACAACCAACCAAGACATATAAACTTGACCTGACTGATCTTAGGATCACAGGATTTGTTGATGGGTTGGAAGCTTTGAAACAGACAATTTATAAGATCTTAAACACTGAACGGTATGAACATTTAATTTACACATGGAATTATGGTGTTGAATTAATGAATCTGTACGGTGAAAATTCTGCTTTTACCTATCCTGAAATTAAAAGAAGTATTTCTGAAGCATTACTTCAGGATCAACGAATAAAAAGTGTTGATGGATTCACCTTCACATCAATAAAGGATTCAGTGAATGTTCAGTTTATAGTTCACACAATTGAAGGTGATATTAAAATTGGAAAGGTGGTGAATTAATAGTGTATGAAGATGTAACTTATGAAGTGATCCTGCAAAGGATGCTTGATAGAGTTCCAAACACAATTGACAAACGGGAAGGATCAATCATCTATGATGCACTTGCACCCGCAGCGGTTGAACTCCAATTGATGTATATTGCAGCGGATGGAATCTTGAATGAAACCTTTGCTGATACTGCATCAAGGGAATATCTGATCAAGCGGTGTGCAGAACGTGGCATAACACCAACTGATGCAACAAAAGCGATCCTGAAAGGTTTATTCAACATTAATGTTGCGATTGGATCAAGGTTCAACCTTGGTGATCTGAATTATATTGTGACTGAAAAGATCGTGGATCTTCAGTTCAAATTGCAGTGTGAAATAGCAGGTGCTGAAGGTAATTTGCATTTAGGATCACTGATACCTATTGATTATATTGTAGGACTTACTACAGCAACATTGGTTGAAGTTCTGATCAATGGTGAAGATGATGAAAGTACTGAAAGCTTGCGATCAAGATATTTTGAAACACTTGAATCACAAGTATTTGGTGGGAATATCGCTGATTATAAGAACAAAACCAACAATCTTCAGGGTGTCGGTGGTGTCAAGGTTTATCCAGTTTGGAATGGTGGTGGAACAGTAAAATTGGTGATCATCAATTCAGACTTTGGAAAACCATCAGTTTTGGTGGTTTCAGCGGTTCAAACAGCCATTGATCCAGTTGGAAACAGTGGACAGGGGGTTGGTCTTGCACCGATTGGTCATGTGGTCACAGTTGTGGGTGTAACAGAAACAACAGTTAACATCACAACAACGATCACATATCAGTCAGGATGGGTTTGGGCAGATGTTCAAGCATATGTAAATGCTGCAATTGATGCGTACTTCTTTGAACTGAATCAAACATGGGATTCAACTTCAAATCTGATTGTAAGAATCAGCCAAATTGAAAGCAGGTTGTTAAGCATTGCGGGTATATTAGATGTTCAAAACACAACAATAAATGGGTTGGCATCAAACTTGTTATTGACTGCTGATGCGATACCAGTTAGGGGTGTTGTGATTGGATAGAAACCTATTAGAATATATGCCAACAATAATGAAGGAATTCAAGGAGTTTCAGGCACTTACTGATGCTGAAAACCCTGAAGTTTCTTCTCTGTGGGCAGTATTGGAAGACATAATGAATGATCAGTTCATCAATGATTCAACTGAAAATGGTGTAAATCGGTGGGAAACCATCATGAATATAACACCAAAAGGAACTGACAATTTGGATGTTCGGAAGTTTAGGCTCTTGACCAGGCTTAATGAAAAGATTCCATATACCTTAACCACAATAGAGCAGCAACTTGTAACATTGTGTGGGGAAACAGGCTACACATTGTATTTGGATAATGGAACATACACATTAACGGTCAGAATCAGAATGTATGCAAGTTCAAAATATGATGAAGTTGATGGATTTTTAAAAAGAACAGTTCCAGCAAACATGATCATTGATTTAAGTCTCCTATACAACACTTACTCCCAGTTGTCTGCACTTACCCACAATCAAATGGCTACATATACACATGATCAATTAAGAAAGGAAGTGATTTAATGTCAACAAATACAACAAATCTGCTATTAAAAAAGCCTGCTCAAAATGATAACTACAACGTGGATGATCAGAATGGAAATATGGACATACTTGATTCTTCGATAACAGCAATAAAGGGATCATTGACAGATATGAAGTACAAGCCAAACACTGGTTCAGCAAATGCGATTGTAGTAGCTAAAAGTGGGTTTATTAAATCGGATGGGAATACTGTCCAATGGTATCAATCAGCAGCAAACACAACTAATCCAACAATTAATGTAGAAAGTACTGGTGTGACATCATTGCGGGATGTAGATGGCGCATTGATTCCAGCAAACGAATTAACAATTGGATATAAAACTGCAATATTTAATAATAGTTCGGGTTTTTTCTTCTTAGCCCCTAGTGGAGGGGCAAAGATAGCAGGACAAATAGAAATTACTGCAAAATTTGCAGGTTCGATTAGTAAAAATGATGCTGTGAGACTTACTGGATTATATGTTCAAGAGCCTGCAATTAAACAAAGTTCGCCAGCAACATTGCCCACAGGTTTGGGTGGTGGTGTAGCTTTTTCGAGAGACGGTCAGTACATGGCAGAAGCACATGATGTATCCCCATTTGTAACGATTTACAAAATAGGTGAAGACTCTGTTTTTACTAAACTTGCTAACCCAACAACTCTACCAACTGGAATAGGACAAGCTGCTGCATTTTCAGCAGATGGTTTGTACTTGGCAATATCGCATAATGTATCCCCTTTTATAACGATCTATAAACGAAGTGGGGATGTTTTTACTAAACTTGCTAATCCAACGGTATTGCCGACAGGAAATTGTTATGGTGTCTCGTTTTCAAGTGATGGGTTGTATCTTGCTGTATCACATACAACCACACCTTTTATAACGATTTACAAGGTAAGTGTTGGGGATGTATTTACGAAACTAGCTAATCCTACAACATTACCAGCAGCTTCAGGTGGTAGACTTGCGTTTAGTGAAGACACAAATTATCTTGCTTATCCTGCTAACACGCTAGTTATATATAAGCGAACTGGGGATACTTTCGCAAAACTATCTGATCCCGCTATAATGCCTACTGGGTTTGGAAACTGTGCTGCATGGTCGTATGATGGAACATATATGGCAATTGCGCATAACACAACTCCATTCATCACCATATATAAGCGAAGCGGTGACACATTTACAAAGCTTTCAAATCCTGCAACGTTGCCGAGTCTTATTGGGCAAGGAGTACATTTTTCAACAGATGGAACTTATATGGCAGTATCATGTAATGGGTCTCCTTTCATTCTTGTTTATAAACGAAGTGGTGACGTATTTACAAAGCTAAGTGATCCATCAAGTTTACCCGCTGTATCAGGCACTGATATTGCGTTTTCGTTTGATGGAACTTATCTAGTAGAAACAAATGGTACTTCACCATTCATGGCGATTTATAAAGGTACGTTATCAGGAACAAAAGCCACAAAGAGTTCAAATCTAATAACGGAAGCAACAAATGCAATTGGATTAGGTTATGCAAAAGAATCGGGAGTTTTGAATGACATTAAAAAAATAATAAAATTATGGGGGTAAGCTTATGAAAAAATGGTACTTTAAATTAGATGAAAACAATGTAATTCTTGATGTAATAGAATATCCTTTTGAGGATTATATTGAAGTTCAATTATCTGCCATCCAACTTCCATCAGGCATTAATGGTGGGTGGTTCAAGTTAGAGGACAATAAGATTGTGGAATATTCAGAACTAAAACCAATTAATGAAGAAGATAGAATGTCACGACTTGAAAATGCCGTTGTTGATTTAACGGAAATAATTTTAGGGGGTATCTAAATGGACGAAAGAAAATTAAGACTTTACAAGTTTTTAATCAGTATGAACCGTATAACAATTGATGATGTTCCATCCCCTTACAAGGAGGCACTGGTATGAATATAGGCGAAAAGGTAATTATTGAACCAGTAAACACAGCAGAGAACCAAGGAACAGTTGGAAAATGTGTGGCTATGGCGATTTGCGAGTTTATGGAAAATGAAATATTTCAACTTATAGGAACTAAGGTTGAATTATCCTATGATTTTATTTATGCCAATCGAAAGAACGGTGACAGCATTATGGAAGCACTTAATGTCACGGAAGGACTTAGGAATATAGGCACAGATGGTGTTTGCTTAGAATCAGAGTTCAGAGTTGACAATGTTCCGTACCCTGCTATTCTTGAAAACTTTAAGCAACTTCAATCTGATGTGTTGCAACGTGCAAAGAAATACGCATTGCAGTTTCTAACAACTATACTAACAGGGTTTGACACATTAGATAAGGCGGTGGAAATACTTAAATCAAAACATATGCTATTAGTTTCCGTTGGTTCAATGGGGCATGAGATGTGTTTAAGAGGAATTGAAAGACTTTCCGAGTTAGATTACAAATACATATTCCGCAACAGTTGGGGCGGTACTGGTGCTTATGAGATTATATCTGATAAGCACTTTCTTTATAATAATACAACGCATTATCCCAAGTTGATTAATTCTGATACGCTTATTCAAAAACCATTGGAATTAGTAAGGATGCAAATCGATAATCCAGTTTATACAGCTAATGGACAATCATTACGCTTCACAGGCACAGGAAATATTGATACACCACCATTTATTAAAGATGGACGTACTTATATTCCTTTGCGTGGAGTATTAGAAGCATTAGGTTTTACAGTAACATGGATTGGCGAAACAAAAGAAATTGTTGTTAGCAAACAGGTTAATATTTAGTGCTAGTTGTTCAATGTAAGAAAATAAATTAAAGAAGGTGACTTATGGATGTACTAGATGGAATAACAAAGAGCAATAACGCAACAGCACCAGTATTAATAGTTGTAATTATTGCAGTAGTACTTATATTAATATCAATACCTATATACAAAACAATGGTTAAGGCTCAAGAGACAAAACGTAAGCAATATATGGATCGAGAACAAATTCTTATCAATGTAGTGGAAAAGGTATCTACTGCAATGACTGAACTTTCAACAGTTTTAAAAGGAAGTAATAAGAGTTGTAGTGATTGTAAAAGGGAACAGCTTGCACACTTTGAACGTATACATGCGGGCATTAACAGAGTTGAAACGGTAATCGGTGAACGATTAGAAAGAAGAGGTTGATTATGAATGAATTTGTTACACTAGCTTATATGTTAAGCCTGCCAGGTATGATACTCATTGTTATTGGCTTTACATATCTAACCAAGACATTGTGGGACAAGCTATTTTTTAATAGAACATCTCATGTTGTTTATGCCTATTCGTTGTTATTCTGTGTATTTGGACTACTTATGAAGGGAAATTTTGTATCACTTAAGGATGTTATTGCATCATGCTTTATATGGCTTGCAAACAGTGTTGTGGTTTGGTTAGCAGCACGTAAAGCATATGAGGAAGTATCAGAAAGGATGGCGATTAAGAAATGAGTAAAATTGCAAATGTAAAAAATCATGTATTGAAGAATGGTTCTGAGTTTATGACAAGTGCATTCGGTTACAGAAATGATCCAATAACAGGGGTAAAAAACTCTTTTCATGGGGGTATTGACGTTATTAGAGATCAAGTAGGTGTTGACTTCGTAATTGCCTTTGATGGCGGGAAAGTTATAACTGCCAAAAATACAGTTCCAGGATATGACGAAGTCAATAATACTGGGGGTAACTATATTGTAATTGATCATGGACAGGGTCTTACTACAAGGTATCTTCATTTGAAGTACCAATCATTGAAAGTAAAAGTTGGTGATACAGTCAAGAAAGGTGATCTGATTGCATTTATGGGTTCAACTGGTTATTCTACAGGAGCACATCTACACTTCGAGGTAAGAAAGAACAACGAACGTGTTGACCCAATGCCTTATCTTTTGAGTACTTATGATAAAGCAAAGCCTATTGTATCAGATGTCATAGTACCAAAGACATATATTGTTGTAAAAGGTGATACACTTTCAAAGATTGCAAGGCAGTTCGGAACAAATGTGAAAAATTTGGTTGCTTTAAATGAAATCAAAAATGCAAACTTAATTTCAGTTGGACAAATCATAAAAATTTAAGAAGAAACCCACATCATCAACGGTGTGGGTTCTTTTTTATACCTTTTTTGTTGGCATTGCCTACTGGTTGCCAACGGTGGGAATGTGTGATAATGTAATTGTGAGTAACGATAAGTAATGAAAAGTAAAACAGTTTCTTGCAAGAACCTTGAATATAAAGCATTCTTGGTAATGACAAGTAATTGTGAATAATGATAAATAAATCTTGTTCAACATACGACACATGTTGAAACTGTTTGTTTACTATCTAGGAATCTCAAGGGTTAGCGGGGATAAAAGTGTCAACTTTGCATGATTTGCCTACCACCTGCCAACGCAATTTTCATTTGGTAGGCAAATCATGATTGACTGCTTTTTCAAATATATCAACGGATCGTTCAGCCATCTTTTCAGTCGCATGGGTGTATGTTCCCAAGGTTGTTTCAATTTTAGAATGACCAAGTCTTGTCTGAACATCTTTTATATTTGCACCATTTTCAATCAATGTGGTTGCATGGGTGTGTCTTAATGAATGAAAGTTAAACTGAAAACCAAGTTCAAAATGGATCACCCTTGCAGCATATTTGAATGATTCTGATGTCATAATTTCACCATTTTCTTTGGTGCAGATCATTCCAATTGGTTGCATCACACCTGAATCAATTGAAAGTTCAAGTGAATGAATTCTTCTAAGCTTATCTTTTCCAACAACTTCTTCAACTTCATACTGCTGAATGAAATGGTGTCCATATTCCATTCTTTTTTCAAGTTGCCACTTCTTATGTTTTTTCAGAATATCAATCAAACTTTTCCCAATCAATATAGTTCTAACTGATGACTTTGTTTTTGTTGATCCAAAATACCAGTTCTTTTCACGCTTATAAAGACTTTTATTGACAGAAAGCGTACATTTCTCAAAATCAATGTCTTCCCAGGTCAATGAAGTGACTTCACCGATCCTGCACCCAGTATAAAATCCAATCATCAAAGGGATGTAGAAAGTTGATCCAAAAGGAAACCTTTCAATGATCCGATTGAAGTTATCATTTGAAATTATCTTGTGATCAGTTTCAATCTTTGAATGCTCATATTTTGGAAACTTCACATATTGCATTGGGTTGTCTTTTATAAACTGGCATGGGTGAACTGCATACTTCACAGATCCATTCAAAACGGTCAGTACATTTACAAGATGGTTCTTACTTATTCCAGTTAAATATTTTGCGTTTACAAATTCCTGAAGCACAGCGGGTGTCAAGGATCTTAATTTATAGATCCCAAGTGCAGGTTTGATGTGATTGGTTATAATCATTTCATAACCAGTTTGGGTGTTATATTTGCAATTAAGAAGCACATAATTCTTGAACCAATAATCCATATAGTCAGATACTGATATTTCATTTGGTTCAAAGTGAAGTCCTGCATTATTATACTCTTGAAGTGCGGATCTCAAAGCAGCTTCACATTCTTTCTTGGTTCTTCCACCAACTCTTTCAATTCTTTTTCTTTTTCCATCAACGTTGGATGCTTCAAATGAGAAATACCATTTGTCACCACGTTTTCTGACATGACCTTCCATGATTATTCCACCTTTCGTTTTAAGTTGTTCAAAAGATGATATAATGCTATAATTATTGTGCGTGGGTGCATTATATCTTTGATTAATGTATCTATATGAAGAATCCTTGGTGTTGGTAGCACCAGGGGTTCTTTTTTTTTAGAAGCAATTTTTAACAATGTTTTTATAAATCTTGTCATCAACCTCTATCAAACTACTTTTTCCATCCTTGAAACGGACAGCAACCATATAAATTCCCTTATTCTTTGCAGATAAACCCGCTAACAGTCCAACTGGTCCTAATAATGCACCACCAACAAAACCTCTTGCAATACCACTTGCTGCACTTTTTCTATGTTCATCAGTAATCACTTCATAACCTTCAACGGTTGTCTTGTTTATAACTAGACTTTTACCAAAAGAAATACCTATTACTGGAACACCTATCCCGCCAACTACATTTTTGCCTTCATAATCACCCGCAACAACTTTGTTTTTAGCACCCATCAATTACCACATCCTTTCATATTTATGTTGAACCGCAATAAATCCCATAATACAGCGGTTTGCAGCCTTATTTTTTGCGAAAGGGTTCAAGTTCAAGTTCAATTTCTATATATACTATATTTTTAAGCCTATTCAAATTTTCAACACATATTTTAATTATATATTTAGAAATCAAAACCATCTTGAACCATGTTGAACTTTACTGTAAATCCATAGGTAACAAGTTGAACTTTCATATTGAACCTATCATGAACCTATCTTGAACCACATCTAAGTTGAATCAATTCTTCATGGCATCCAAATACCATTGAAAGTTGTCCAATTGTAAATTCTTCATACTCAATTAAATCTTCATCACTGATCAGCAGATTTACTGCAAATTTATTTGCTTCAATTTCTAATTTATCAACGGATAAGAATGAATTTTCTTTTAAAAATGGTGTGTTTGATTTCGGATGCAATAAAGCATGTCCAAGTTCATGTGCAGCTGTGAATTTCTGTTTGTAAATTGGAAGATTTATATTTATGTGAATGAATTTTTGTCTGAAGGCAGTATTGTAATATCCATTTATGCTTCCTAGATTTTCATATAAAACTATTATCCCAAGGTTAGTGCATATATCTATTGGATTTCTTGTGTTGTGTTTTTTAATAATTTTTGATACTAATTTATTCAAATTTTGTCCCTTCCCCGTAAACAAGATGTGAAAACATGTTGCGTTATTTCTTATGTTTATTTGGTGTGAATTTTTGTTTGGCGATAACCTTTCCTACTTTTAAGCTATTGATCAAACTATCTTTTAATAGTTCTCTTGTATCATCATCTAATACATCACCGTCAAACATCAATGCTTCTTGATAATTATCAAGTTGTTCCAATAAGAAGTTCATTGTCTTGGCAATATCTCTTTTATCCCTTCTTGAAAAATCTTCGTTTCTTTTAACGTCATCAACCAATTCATCAATTGGCAATGTGTTATCAAAATGATTCAACATATCTTCTTTCGTCCTGAACTCTGATTTACCCAATAGATAATCCAAGGTAACATTGAAGTAGTCAGCAACTTTGATTAACTTGTCTGCACTTGGAGAACTCTTTTCTCATTTGTACAACGTTCCTTTGCCAAAACCTAGATCAATTTCTAACTTTGATGGGTTAGTATTCCTTTCTTTACATAGTTCCTGAATTTTTTCTAATAAACTCATAATTATCTCCTTTTTAAATCAACTGAAAATATTCAGCTAAAACTATTGACATCCTGAAAATAATCAGTATAATAGAGATATAGCTGATTATTTTCAACAAAAAACGACAATCGCTGAATTTACTCGAATGATTATTGGTGTGGTAATTAATATCATAGAATAAATTCAGTAATTTGTCAAGAATATTAGCTGAAAAAATTCAGCAATTATTAAGGAAAGGAGTAAAAAATGAGCGAATTTGAAAAAGAAGTAAGAAAAGCGTTGATAGATAGGGATATGAGTCTATCTGATTTGGCTGAAAAACTTGGAATTAGTTTGTCTTATCTTTATGACATTTTTAAAGGTTCAAGAAAAGGCGAAGAACAAAAGAAAAAAATAATTGAATTATTAGGATTAACAGTTTGTTAGTAGCACAGAAAGGTTGGTGATTAACGTGGATGATGTTCTTTACACAGTTTCAGAAGTTTCAAAGTTGATCAAGACAAATCCTGCATATGTGTATGAACTGATCAAGGCGGGACATCTTCCTGTTCTGAAGTTAGGGAGTATGAAGATCAGAAAAGTGACTTTGGATCGATTCCTGGAAAAGAATGAAGGAAATGATCTGACAAACCCATTTGATGTGAAGAAGTTAGAGGTTGGGGGTGTCATAGCTGAATAATGAAAATGAAAAAGCACCTGAAGGTCATTCCAGTGACCAACAAGTGCGGATCTAAAACAATTCACTTCGATTATACCATGAAAGGATGGATAAGAAAATGCAAAGAGGATATAAAGTTTTTAATCCTGATATGACTTGTAGGGGATTTCAATTTGAATTTGGCAATACATACGAAGAAAATGTTTCACCTAGTGTTTGTAATAGAGGGTTTCACTTCTGCAAAGAAGCAAAGGATTGTTTTAATTATTATGGTTTTGATCCAAATAACAAGGTTGCTGAAATTATAGCACTTGGTGAAGTTTCAGAAGAAGGTGACAAGTCCTGCACAAACAAGATTCAAATCGTCAGGGAAATTCCTTGGATTGAATTGTTGGGCATGGTCAACCTGGGAAAAGGTAATGTCGGACTTTGCAACAGCGGTGATTGCAACAGCGGTAATTGCAACAGCGGTGATCGCAACAGCGGTAATCGCAACAGCGGTGATCGCAACAGCGGTAATCGCAACAGCGGTAATCGCAACAGCGGTAATCGCA